TGTACGGCGACGCTAGGGTGTACGGCAACGCTTGGGTGTCCGGCAACGCTTGGGTGTCCGGCGACGCTAGGGTGTCCGGCGACGCTAGGGTGTCCGGCGACGCTAGGGTGTACGGCAACGCTTGGGTGTCCGGCGACGCTAGGGTGTCCGGCGACGCTAGGGTGTACGGCGACGCTAGGGTGTGCGGCGACGCTAGGGTGTGCGACGACGCTGACTATTTATTGATCGGTCGTATTGGTAGTAGATTTAGTTTTACGACATTTTTCAAAAATAAAGACAAAGGTATAACAGTGTCTTGTGGTTGTTTCTTAGGGACTATTGCCGAATTTAGAGCTAAGGTTACCGATACACATGGAAATAATAAGCACGCAAAAATGTATAACCTTGCTGCAGATATGGCAGAACTACAGATTTTAGGCGAAGAACATTTTGACAAGCTGAACACTAATAAGTCAGAACCGTTTTGAGGTGAGATTATGAATTGCGACATATGCCATAAGGATACAACGGCGGGTAGTCACGTAAACAGAGGTCGATATTTTGAGGTGCATATTTGCCCGAGCTGCTTGATGTGGTCCGATGATACACGGGCCGTGAAGGCACGGGAGATAATTCAAAACTTCAAGAATTTGAGATTTTTGGAAGATATTAGTATAAGTAGCGAGCAGGAGTGAGGACAATGAAAATGTTATCGCTATTTAGCGGAGCAGGTATGATTGACCTTGCTGCCAGCTGGGCGGGAATAGAAACAGTGGCTTTTTGTGAAATCGAAGAATACCCGACAAAAATATTGCAAAGGAGGTTTCCGGGTGTCCCAATTTACAGAGATGTCAGAGAACTCACGGCAGAAAAACTTAAAACTGATGGAATATCCAAGATCGATATTATCAGCGGAGGATTTCCGTGCCAAGATGTTAGCACAGCAGGTAAAAGAACTGGTTTCGTTGATAGTGAAGGGAACGTTACCCGCTCCGGTCTTTGGGGAGAGTATGCCCGGCTTATTTGCGAGCTTAAGCCAAGATGGATCGTGGCAGAAAACGTGCGCGGGTTACTCTCAATCTCTGCTGCCGGGATTCGGGGGGGAGGATTCGGAACTGTTTTGCGAGACCTGGCCGAAATGGGGTATCGTGTTGGATGGTCATGCTATGGAGCTGCCGATGTTGGAGCGCCACACAAACGAGAGCGAGTGTTCATTGTGGCCTACCACGAGTGTATGTGGTAATTACAATCGTAAAGGTGCGAGTGCTACATCAGGTGATGGATTAGATACAGCAGTTAAGAAGATGCACAGCGTTAATTTAAGTCAGGCGGTAAATTGGCCGACACCAAGAGCAAGAGAAGGAAACAGCGGATCATATGGCTGTGCGAGTATTGAACGTAATGCAGATAGAAATTATCTGGATGGTGTTGTTATAAAAAAAGAAGAAAAACCAGGTAATCTAAACGCTGATTGGGTAGAGCTTTTAATGGGATTACCTATAGGCTGGACTGACATCAATGTAGCAAAAGAGGATATTGAAAGTTGGCAGGGCTGGCCTGCTGCAATAAATGTAGAGCAATACGCATATGAACCGCCAAGAGTAATAGTTGGGCAGAAAAACAGGGCGAAACGACTAAAGGCATTAGGTAATGGTTGTGTGCCGCAGCAGGTATATCTTGTGTTCGCGGCAATTGTGGAGGTAGAAAATGAAGCGTGAAGCAGTATACACATTATTATTTATCTTTGCTGCAGGTTTCCTATGGCAGCTCGGTTGTGCGTTGGCAGAGGTTATTGTAGAGTGGCAGATCTGGCGATAAGTTAAAACGGCCGCGCATACTAACTATATACAAGCATAAAGGGAAGTATACCCCTGCGGAGGTGATTAGCCCGTAGGGGGCGGCCTTTTAAATATAAGGAGTTGGAAACTATGAAACCAATAAATATAAAAATTATGATGGCGCTAATTGAAAAAGAACCAGGCGATCAGTATGTACCAGTATTGAAACCAGTACTTATGCAGATACTGACTGAACTCAAACATCTGCGTCGGAAAAATAGTCAGCTCGGCGGGAAAGTGGCTCGGTATCGGAGAAAAAAGGAAGAGCTTGAAGATGCTTTGGCGATGTACCAATGACGACGTGGAATGAACTGCCGGCACACCTTGTAAGTAAAATTCGTTCTGACAGCGTAACGGCGCCTGCGAATTTACCCGGGGCTGTACCTGTGCTGAAATATGGCAATGCAATAACTGAGGTTGACGGGATTCGCTTTGATAGCAGGAAAGAAGCAAAATATTATGAGAACCTACTTTGGCAGCAGCGTACCGGTGCAGTAAAAAGCATTGAATTACAGCCTGAATTTGTTTTACAGCCTGCTTATGAGGTCGCAGGTAAAAAGATAAGGCCGATTATTTACAAGGCTGATTTCAAAGTTACGGAAGCCAGCGGCCACGTTTATTATGTTGACACCAAGGGCATGAGGACGCAGGTGTATATGATCAAAAAGAAGATGCTGCTATATAAGTACCCGGATATTGATTTTAGAGAAGTTTAAGGAAGTGGAGCAGATGAAAAAGCCTGAAATCAAGTACGTAGGCTGGTGCCATGAGTGCAAATACTTGGGTAGTTTTCACTGTGGTATTTGTCAAAGGGAAAATTTAAGCGTAAAAAATTTTGCTCGTCTATGCCTTGGCTTAGATATCATATCTCCTTTTGGTAGACCTTCTGAATTTATGCCTAAGGACCAAAACCGTTGGGTAAGAATGTAGGAGTAAAAAATGAAATACTTAGACTATTGTTATTTATGCATTAATAATAGAAAGGCCAGTGAGTTGAGCGAAAACCCAGAATGTAGTAACTGTATTCAGCTTACTGTTATATCTATGCCAACTAAGTTTAAATCGCGTAGGATTACTTGGGCTGACAGAACGGAGCTAGAAATACATGAAAACAATTAAATTGGCTAACGTAGTAGTACAGATACACGTTAGAGATGAATATTCAGGGCAGAGAGTACTATATTGTCCGTGGGTTAATTGCAAGCATTATAGTAATGGTGAATGCACTTATAAAGATAGTTATGGCTGTAATTGCTGTCGCTTTGTATTAATGAATGGACAAACTTATTGCCAAGGCTATGAGAGGGATGAAGATCATGATAGCAATTAAAGGAATGGATATGCCTGCAAACTGCGGTGAATGCCCATTGACATATCCAGTTGGCTTTTATAGGAATCTACCATTTTCTGTTGATAAGAGCAAAGGCTGCTGTATTCTTGTCTGTGAAATTGAAGATCCAAACATTAGGCTGCCGGATTGCCCGTTAATTGAGATAAAGGACGGTGAAGAAAATGACTAACGACAAGGCGTATTGTATTCGCAGTAATGCGTTTTATGACAAACGCTGTACTAACACCGACTGCGACCGGCACGAAGCTAATGCACCACTTATAGATGATGATGGTAGCAGCCGGCAGTGGGCTAGATTTGATGAATGTAAGGAGTACAGACATGAATTATCCTGATTTAATAAAATGGATATTTGAATTTACATACGAACATTGGATATTAACGTTTTTGTTTATATTAGTTTTAAGAAGGTTTAGTATTTTTACAATAAATCTATCAGATAAGAAGGGCGATACAAATGTTATTAACAATAGAAAGCAAGTTTAATATAGGTGATAATGTACATGTGCCTAAGGGAGAACGTAAAGTACTTGGTGTTAAATTAGATTCTAAAGGTATCTTATATTTGCTTGAAAGTGCAGACGGTACGAGAGAATGGGTGCGAGAATATTGGATTGTTGTGGGCGAACAAGAACATAAACACGAAGAGTTTGAGGAGGCTATTTTGAACCAACTTGTAGAAGACAACATAAATCCTTTTGGAGCATTATTTAGGCGATTTAGAAAGAAAAGCTAGAAGGAGACTGATATGCTAATAGAACAGTATATTAAGCATGTAGAGCGATACTTTTGGGATCGTAAGCAAATACAAAAAGTTGTTGATGAAGAAAAAGAGCAGCGTACTGCAAGGAAAGGGCATACGGGCGGTGGGGGGCATGCTTTTATCAGTAATCCAACAGAAACAGCAGCATTAAAAAACATTGAGCCAGTACGTATGATATCGTTTGGATATGGACCATATCAGTCGATAATAATGAACCCGGAGCTATGGCTTGAAGTTGTCGCAGAAACCTATAAGATACATGAGAATCAGCTTACTGGTAAAGTTATGTATCAAAAATATGAAAAAAGGAAGCCGATGAAAACAATTGCAGAATTAAACGGTGTGAATAGAGATACTTGTTATGAATTTCGCAAAGAGTTCCTTAGGGATGCTGTTGGTTTGGCGTTGAAAAAAGGTTTGATAAAATAAAAAAAGTTTCCGACATATTACCTGTTTTGATGAGTTAAAATAGTATTGTAAGTAAGTGGGCTTACAATAAAGCCATACGCAGTAATCCGCTCACTATCCGAGCAAGTTATAAACCGTATGTGCATATATTTGGCTATGGTGTTCGCCGTATGATGGCATATGATAGCTGCAATTTATCATATGAATGATGCGGATAACTACCCATAGCTCCTACCGTGCGGCTTGCAGCGGTCGCACTGGTAGGTTCAAAACAACGGCATGAGAGACGGTAACTGTACGCAGCCCGTGAAGAAGCCCATAGAACGCAGAGCACCATATCTGTAGACTTGGGGTAGCCTTACCGTTGGGGTGATACAGCGGCATATTTAATCTACATAAATAATTTAGTCTTAAAAAGCCGTTGAAACACGGTAATATATATCAGAATTTAGCATATAACTTAATATAAACTGTTGGCAATGTGAATAATTTGCACATTGCTTTTTTATTTGCAAGGTGGTGATGGAATGAAGATGAACCTAACCAGCAAGATCAGGAAGATAATAAAAGCCTTAGAAATGAGAGGCTTTATATACCTATATTCAAGGGAGCAAGTATATAGCCAGAAGCTATCTAAGGTATGTACTATGTACAGAATAGATTACCTCATGCCATGGGGAGAATACAAAAAGAAATTCCCGGATAAGGCAGAGCGAAAAAAGAATAAGGGTGTAAGCGTTAGGGTAGAAATGGCTCGGTCATTTAGAGAAATAGCTATCCTGTATTATTTGGTGAATGTGTTAAAGGCAGGTGATAACAGTGGATGAAATTAGTCAAGCACAGAAGAATTTTGTTGATTACTTTATAGAAACCGGTAATCAAACTGAAGCATACAAAAAAGCGTATCCAACGTGTAAGACTGATAATTCAGCGGCGGCCAGTGCTAGTAAACTGCTAAGGAATAACAAGGTGAAGCAATATTTAGATGCACGAATGGCAGCAGTTGATAGTGATAAGATTGCTACAGCTGAAGATGTTCTTGAATATTTAACAAGAGTAATGCGTGGAGAAGAAAAGGACCAGTTTGGATTAGATGCTGGACTAAGTGATAGGACTAAGGCAGCAGAACTATTGGGTAAGCGCTATATGCTGTTTAAAGAACAACTAGATGTAAATCTTGAAGGCGATATTGCTGGTTTAATTGCTAGCCGTCGTAAGAAGGGTGATAGCGATGCCTAGAGTTGCTTTATCAGAAAAGGATATAAAGGCATTAACAGACTTTCTTGGAAGTGTCAGTAAAGATCCTTTGGAGTTCGTACGGCTTGCATTCCCGTGGGGAGAACCGAATACTCAACTTGAAGACAAAGCAGGACCTGATGAATGGCAGATAGAACTGCTGAACGATATCAAAGAAGGATTAAAAACGCCAGATCAGGTTATCCGTGAAGCCGTTGCATCCGGACATGGCATTGGTAAGTCTGCTATGGTGGCATGGATTATTCTGTGGGCTATATCGACACATGAAGATACAAAGGGCGTTGTTACGGCGAATACAGATACACAACTCAAAACAAAAACCTGGGCAGAGTTAGCTAAATGGTATTACTTGTTTGTAGCAAGAGATTTATTCACTTATTCAGCAACAAGCATTTATTCTAACCAAGAAGGTCATGAAAAGACATGGCGTATAGATGCAATACCATGGAATGATAGTAATCCTGCAGCGTTTGCGGGTTTACATAACCAAGGCAAGCGAACTCTGGTTATATTCGATGAAGCTTCTGAGATATCGGATATCATTTGGGAAGTAGCTGAAGGTGCAATGACAGATGCTGATACGGAAATCATTTGGTGTGTGTTTGGAAATCCTACTCAGAGTAGTGGCCGTTTTCATGCTTGCTTTCATAAAAACAGAAGTTTATGGAACCGTAAACAAATTGATAGCCGAACTGTTAAGATAAGTAACAAGGCTGAACTTGAGGGTTGGCGGGTGCAATACGGCGAGGATAGTGACTTCTTTAAAATTCGCGTGAAGGGCGAATTCCCTTCTGCTAGTGATAAACAATTTATTAGTACCGCCTTAGTTGATGAAGCAAGACGTAGGACGTTACAAGAAAAGCAATTTAGATTTGCTCCTGTGATTATAGCCTGTGATCCTGCATGGACAGGAGGAGACGAAACAGTTATTTATCTTAGGCAAGGGCTATTCACGAAAAAGCTGTTTGCGACTACTAAGAACGATAACGACATTGAAATAGCAGGCATATTAGCCAGATTCGAGGACGAATACAAGGCTGATGCGGTGTTTATTGATCTAGGCTATGGTACAGGAATCAAGAGTGCTGGTGACGCATGGGGCAGATCGTGGACACTGATTGCTTTTGGCGGGAAGTCAAACAGGCAAGACTGCAAAAATAAACGTGCTGAGATGTGGGCTAATATGAAAGATTGGTTGAAAGAAGGCGGGGTTATACCAGAAGATGACCAGACTTTAGCGGATGATTTAATGGGTCCTGAAACAGTACCTAATACTAGCGGGTTAATACAACTTGAAAGTAAAGAAGCTATGAAAAAGCGAGGTGTTCCCTCTCCTAATAGAGCAGACGCACTAGCTTTAACTTTTGCTCAATCTGTTGTAAGCAGAGAACAGGCGATAACAGAAGCACAATTTGACAATAGACAAAGGGTTTATGATCCGTTTGCCGGTATGTGAAGGGAGGTGAGACTATGCATAAGATTATGATGCAGTTACACGGTGGTGGCGGTGGAGGTGGCAGTGTTGAGCCTATAAAACAAAGCGCACCTGGCAGTACAGCAGCGGCCACTATTGATAGTGCGACAGAGGGAGAGAGACAAAGCCTGCTTCAAAAACTCTCTAAAGCTCGTGGCAGAAGCTATACCAATAAGACTGGTGGGCAACTTACTTCTGATAGTGTCAAGAAAATGTTGTTGGGAGAATGATTATGGATATCAAAGATATGCTGCGTGACAGCGATAAATTAACACGAAAACAACATACTATCTCCCAGCTTTATACATTGCGCAGCCAATATGAGCCAACGTGGAGGATGCTTAGCCGGTATATAAATCCGACAAGGGGCAGGTTTGAGGAAGATATCAAAAGCACAGAAGGGCATAGACGTGACGAATACCTTATAGACCCACATCCCCAAAAAGCAGTTGGTAAATGTGCAGCTGGTATCCACAGTGGGTTGACATCGCCGTCAAGGCCTTGGTTTGAACTTGGTCTGCAAGATGAAGAAAAAGCTAATTACCACGCTGTAAGGATGTGGTTAGATGATTGCCAGGAGATTATGAGCAGCATTTATTCTAAGAGCAATGCTTATAATATGCTGCAGCAGATTGAGGCTGAAATGGCTCAATTTGGTACAGGGGCTTCTCTGATGCTGGAAGACTACAATTATGGCATATGGATGAGGCCGTACACCTGCGGTGAATATGCTGGTGGTGTAGATGCAAGGGGAAGAGTTTATACGTTCGCTAGACGCTTCAGGTTAAACGCAGACCAAATCGTTAAAGAATATGGTATTGATAACGTATCGGAAAGCGTGAAATCTGCTTATAATAACGGAAATATCACAACATACTTTGATATTGAAATGCTTATAGAGCGTAATGATGATTATGATCCTAACAAATTGGCTTTAGGCAATTTCCCCTGGCGCTCATATCACTATGAAAAAGGTGCTAATGACAAATTCCTGAAGATATCAGGGTTTAGGGAATGTCCGTTCCTCATGCCGCGCTGGACCTTGATTGCAAATGGTGTATATGGCTCTGGACCTGGACATAACGCTTTGGGCGATTGTATGCAGCTGCAGAAGATTGAGAAGAATAAACTTAGGGCTATTGATAATGCTGCAGATCCGGCGATGGCATTTCCTGCTTCAATGAAGAAGCTTGACAGAATGCCAGGAGGACTAAATTTTTATCCTGATGGAACTGTACAGCAGGCTTATCCACTTGTGGACCCAAGAGCAAAGGCCTATGAAGGCATAGGAGCATTGTCTGAGGAGAAACGGCGGTCGATAGCTGAAACGTTCTATAATGATTTGTTTATGATGATTACATCTCAGGATGGACCTCAAATGACTGCACGTGAGATTGCAGAGCGGCATGAAGAAAAGCTCCTGATGTTGTCCCCGGTACTTGAGCAAATGCACAATGAGGTTTTAGAACCTATGACGCTTCGCACTTTTGATATTTGTTTGAGACATGGGTTGTTTCCGCCTATGCCGGAGGAGATTGACAAAAGCGAATTAAAAGTATCCTTTATTTCTATCTTGGCCCAAGCCCAGAAAATGGTTGAAATACCTGCTATTGAGCGTACAGTTGGATTTGTTGGTAATCTTGCTGCTGCTCAGCCTGAAGTGCTTGATATCATCAATCTTGATGAAGCTGTACGAGGTTTTGCAGAATCTACTGGTGTCAAAGAAAAGATAGTACGTGATGAAAACGAAGTAGCTGAACTTCGCAAACAACGTGCTCAGGCACAGCAGGAACAAATGCAAGCTGAACAGATGGCTGCTGCTGCGCCTGCTGTTAGGGATTATGCTGATGCGGCCAGGTTGATGAGTGAAACACCTGCTAATGGTGGCAATGCATTAGATCAATTGCTGGGAGGCGGGATTTAATGAAAAATAAAAAAATGAATATGCTTGCACAACAAGCGCTGGACGACTTGGACGTTATTATGCGGACCGAGAACGGACGGCGTTTTATTTATGCCATTTTGGAAAGCACAGAGGTCGAAACAGCGGTTTTTTCAGCTGAGCCATACTTCAATGCTTTCTTATCAGGTAAACGTGCTGTAGGCGTTGATTTGTTAAAGAATATCCGGATGCTGAACGATGGACATTCTTTAGAGATGCTGATGCGTAATGAAGCAGAGAGCGCTAGACACCCTCCTGATTTAGAAGATGATGACCTTTTTAAAGTAGATAACGACATAGCGGAGGTAAGACATGAATAAGTTTACACAAATGTTTTTTGAAGCAGATGGTGCTGGTGGAGGCGGTGACCCTGCTCCTTCTGGTGACCCGTTTGTAACAGAACCTGCTCCGGAAGTTGAGCCGAGTGGAGAGGCAACTCCTGCAGGTGACGGTGATCCTGTAACTACACCTAAAAATGTATTTGATGATCCTGTGCAAGAGCCTGTTGTTCCTGATAAATATGAATTCAACCTACAGGAAGGGCTGGAACTTTCGCCTGAACTGGAAGCTGATTTTACAGCGATTGCTAAAGACGCAAAGCTTACTCAGGAGCAGGCCACTAAGCTGATTGATTTGCATAGCAAAGTAGTTTTAGACGTTATGCATAAGCAGGAGGAAATTGTAGACGGTTGGACTGCTGAATGTCAAAAGCAGGGGCTTATTTCTCGTGAGAACATTGCTGCTGCTAAATTAGCTGTTAATACTTTTGGCGGTGGTGAGGCTATGCAGGTACTTGTAAATACAGGTGTGGCCAATCATCCGGCAATACAAAAAATGCTGCAAAACATTGGAGGCTTGCTTATGGAAGACCAACCGCCTGATGGGCAAGCACCTAAATCTAAGGAACTGGGCGACGCCGAGTTGTTTTTCCCCGGCGGCGGGTTCAAATAAAAATATTAAGGAGTGGTAAATAATGCCAGATTTGACAGGTTTCGCAACCCTTCAAGACTTTGCGTCTCGCCAAGGGTTCGACAAAAAGTATCAAAGAATTATTGAACTGCAAACCAAAACAAATAAGATTTTAAAAATTCTGCCGTTCAAAATGTGTAACTCTAAGGACTATGAGGAAGCTACATTGCGTTATTCTTTGCCGGAAGTAGCGTGGAGAATGATTAACCGCGGGACTAAGCCGAGCAAGTCTAAAACTAAGCAAGTATCTTTTACTTGCGGCGAGATGGAAGCGCTGGCTGAAATCGACGAAAAGCTTGCACGAAAGAATAATATGCAGGCTTCTTGGATGATGAGTGAGAATGCTGCTTTTCTTGAAGCAATGAACCAAGAAATGGCGACTACGCTTTTCTATGGCGATGAGAAGATCAACCCTGCAGGATTCACTGGTTTAGGCGCTTATTTTTACAGTAAGACCAATCAGGAAGATATTTGGGCAGACCAAATCATTGATTGCGGCGGCACAGGTGATAATCTGACTTCTGTATGGTTTGTAGGCTTTGGAGATCAGCAGGTATACGGCTTGTTCCCAGAAGGCGACACCGCAGGCTTTACTCATGAATATTTGGGTAAACAAAAAGTAACAAATGATAAAGGTGAGGTATTCTTTGCTCATACCAATAAATATAATTGGTCCATGGGCCTTGCAGTTAAAGATCCTCGTTATGTTGTGCGTTTGGCCAATGTTGATTTAAAAGATCCTGCTACTACTACAATCTTCGACAAATTGATCGAGGGTTATTATCAGATTGAAAATCCTGATAATGTCAATTTGCAGATCTTCTGCAATAAGCAGTTTGAGGCTTTTATGGCTAAGGCTGCACGTAATGACAAAAATACTATGCTGTCTATTGATACAGTTGAAGGAAAACCTGTTGTTAATTTCTGGGGCGTTCCGTTCCAGCGTTGCGCAGCTATTCTGAATACTGAATCTCAGCTTGTTTAAAAAGGAGGAATATAAAATGGCACGTATTGATGCTCAATTATTGCTGTCTGAGAATCAGGCCGTTACCGGCACAGACGCAAACAGCAGTGTTATTGATTTAGGAAGTACAGGCGGGTTTATGCATCCGCTGTACTTTGACGTAAAACTGACCACACCAATGACTTCTGGCAAGATTACTAAGGTTAAAGTACAATCTGCTGCAACTGAGGGGTTTGATAGTCCTGCTGATGAGGTTGAGGTAAGTGTACCTGATTCTCTGATTCAAACAAGGGCTTGTACTGTGGCACAATTCTTTTCTCCAATCAAATATGGCAACCGTTATATTAGATTGGTTTATACAGCAGAAGATGCTGCAGGCGGTAAAGTCTTTGCTTATATGACTGATGGCGTCCAGGTAACTTTATAATGGCTACTTATAAAGTAAAGCGTAATTGTTTTACTTTGGGTCGTATGTATAGGAGAGATGAAATTGTAACCCTTGCTGATAACATTAAAGTTCCGGAACACTTCGTGAAACTTAACGTGTCGGCTATAACAGCTCTCCATCATGACGATCCGCGTTATCTCCAATATGAAGCAATGAACTTTAATGATTTAAAAGAATTGGCCAAAGAACAGGGAATAAAAACAAGTCAGAAATCCAGGGAAGCTATTATTAATGAATTAGTGGCACTGGCGCAAGATTAAATCAGCCGGGGGCATATGTCCCCGGCTTTCTTTATAACAGAGGTGAAATTATGGATAAGGTTGAGATTTGTAATATTGCACTTAATCATATAGGCGTAGCTACAATAGAACGGCTTGATGAAGCCAGCGAACCGGCACGAGTATGCCGTCGCTGCTATGACTATGTTAGACAGGCCGTGTTAAGGAAATTCCCCTGGACATTTGCTACAAGAAGTGTACAGTTAGCTGCTCTTCAAGATGTGCCTCCTAACTGGAAGTATGCATATCGTTATCCTGCTGATGCAGTATGCTTGAGAATGATGTATAATGAACATTTTTGTGGTCTGCCGAGGAATAACCAATATAAAATCGTTTCGGATAAACAGGGGAAAGCTATTTATACTAATATCGGCAATGCCTGGATTGAATACACTGTAGATGTTACTGACGCAGATTTATATGATGCTCAATTTGTAGAAGCATTTGGATGGAAGCTCGCTGCAGAAATTGCTTATGCGTTGACTGGCAAATTGGATTTAACGCAGATGTGTATCCAGGCTTATAACGCTTATTTTGCAGAAGCCAGTTCTACTGACGCTGATGAAGAACATTTGCTGGATCCGCACATTGACAGATTAGCGGCAGCAAGATTTACGGGGGCATAATTATGGCACTCTATCAATTAAAATCAAGTTTTGCCGGCGGTGAATTGTCACCGTCTATGTATGGACGTACTGATATTGCTAAATATGACAGCGGGGCTGCTGTTTTAAGAAATTTTTTCGTTCTGCGTTATGGTGGCGCTGCTAATAGACCAGGCTTTAAGTTCATAGCGCAGACTTATAATAATAAAAAGGCTGTGCTAATACCATTTATGTACAGCACAGATCAAAATTATATTGTTGAAATTACTGCTGGCAGATGCCAGTTTTATACAGATGGTGGTATTGTTGTAAAAGAAGATGGCACACCATATAGCATAGAAAACTTTTTTGCTGATAAAGATTTAGAAGATGCTGCAAAAATAAAATATACACAGAGTGCTGACGTGCTTTTCATTGTTCATCCGGCACATGCGCCGATGACACTTACAAGATATGGCAATTTAGATTGGCGCTTTGAGGCAATGGATATTACAGGCGGACCGTTTGATGAAACTAGGTATAATAATAATAGTATCATTACTAAAGTATTAGAATGGAGAAAACCAGGTGCATATAATATAATAATACCGTCTTCGGCGTTGTCAATAAATATTGAAATGGCTGGAGGCGGTGGCGGCGGTGGAGGTGGCATAGAAAGAAAAACTGAACATCTTTCAACCAAATTTAGTGGTGGAACAGGTGGAAGAGGTGCTTTTATAACAAAAGAAATATTAGAAATACCTTCTGAACCAATTTCTTTAATAGTTGGTGCAGGAGGTATAGGTGGACAAGGAAAACAAACTGGAATTGCTGGTAGTGCTGATAATGGTAATAGTGGTGGGACTTCCAGTGCTTTAGGAATCAATGCATTGGGTGGCGGTGGCGGAAAAGGTGCAACTGCTGCTGATGATGGTGGTAATGGCACAAGTTATGGATCCGGTGCTCTTGGTGGCAATGGTGGCTATGGTAATGTTAGTGGTATGAGTGGTAATGATGGTTGGATTAGGCTTTCATACACTTTATCTATTGGCAATAATGCAACAGTAAAAGCTTCGGAGGTGTATGGTGACATAACCCTGACTGCTTCTTCGGCTATTTTTTCCAAGGGTGATGAAGGGAGTCTTTTTTCTCTAACTCACTTTTTAGAAACAGATTACAAAAAAGGGACACCAATTAGTACAGGTGGAGATCTGCAGGTTAGCGTATTGCCGAAATCCAATGTCTATGTAGAAAGTTTTGGTTTTTGGGATGGTAATTTTAGTTTGGAAAAATATGATCCTGTTTCTTTGCAATGGGTAAATGTAAGAACACAGAGTGGGAACAGAAGCCAGAATTATAGCTTGACTGAGGAGAATACGTCTGAAAGTATTGCCAGTTACAGAGTTACTTCTACTGAATTTAATACAGGCGTTTGGAGTGGTGAAAATGAGAAGCAGAGAGGCTATATAACCATTCAAAGCATTGGCGGAGATTATACGGGCCATGTATTGATCACCGAATATGTCAGTCCTACAGTAGTGAAAGGGACTGTAAAAAAACAGTTAGCTTCTACAGACGAAACCCGCGATTTTGCTTTTGCTGCTTGGAATGGTGAAAAAGGGTATCCTTCTGCAACAGGCTTTTATGAAGACCGGTTAGTATTTGCGGGAAGTAAAGGATTTCCGCAGACATTCTGGACAAGTAAAACAGGAGACTATTATAACTTTGGAACAAGCATACCGTCTGCCGATGATGATGGAATTACGGCTACTTTAAACGGTGGACAAATGAATGGCATTAAGGCAATTATAGCTTTTGGTGAAATGCTGCTGTTAACAGCCGGCGGTGAATTTAAAGTAAGTGGCGGCGGCAAAGCCATTACAGGAAGCAATGTTTTAAGTCAACCGCAGGAATATAGGGGTGTGTCAGATGTTAATCCTGTCACTATCGGCAGCAGGATTATTTATGTGCAGCACCAGGGCAATATCATACGTGACCTTGCTTACAGCTATGATGTTGATAAATATACCGGTGATGATTTAAATTTATTGGCTTCGCACTTGTTTGAAGGGCATAAAATAATATCTATGACCTATCAGCAGATACCTAACAGTATTGTTTGGTGTGTGCGTGATGATGGTTTGCTGTTAGGGCTTACCTACATAAAGGAACAGGATATCTACGCATGGCACCAGCATACCACGGCAGGCGGGAAGTTTGTTAGTGTATGTAATATTGGAGGAGCAACAGAAGATAAGTTATATGCAGTAATTGAGCGCGGCGGGCAGTATTATGTGGAAATAATGGAAAGCCGTGATAAAAGTACTAATGTAGAGGATCAGTTTTTCGTAGACAGTGGTATAACCTATGAAGGAGAGCCAACCGATGAAATATCAGGTCTTGAGCATTTAGAAGGGTATACTGTGGCTATATTAGCAGATGGAAATGTACTTCCTCAGCAAACTGTAGAAAACGGCAAGGTTCTTCTTGGAAATAAGTATAAGAAGGTACATGTAGGGCTGCCTATAGATGCGGAAATAAAAACACTGCCTATAGATTTTACCGCTCAAGATGGCACATATTTAAGTCGGAAGAAACGAAGTGCTACAGTTACATTATTACTTAAAGATAGCCGTGGTGGATTATTTGGAATGAAGGAGAATGAATTAGATGAATTTAAATGGCGCAGTAATGAAGCCTATGGGGAACCAATTAGTTTGCAAACAGGTAAGTTTAAAGTAACGATCAAGTCTGCTACTTATGATGAAACGCAGCAGATAACAATTAAACAACCTGATCCGCTGCCGATGACTGTATTATCTTTGATTCCGGAAATAGAAGGGTAAGGTGTATTATGGCAAAGTATGAATTTGTAAAGCCCACAAGGGCAGACGCTGAGTATATAGCGGCTAATCTTAAACCAGATAATTACAGTGAGCTATATTGTGCTATTGGTCCTAACGCTCTTAATGATATTTTAGATGGATTGAAGCACAGTGATGAAATCGGCTGCCTGCATATCAACGGCGTACCCGCTGCTGTATATGGAGTGAGAAAAGCTTCGATAATGAGCGCCGATGGGCGCGTATGGCTGCTTATGACGAAGGAAACGGAGAAGCATAAGGTATTTGTCGGAAGGCAGACTAAAAAGGCTGTAAGAGGGCTTTTAAAGAGATACGACAGGTTGTATAATTGGGTCAACGTTGGAAATGATAATATAATGCGTTGGCTTAAATGGCTTGGCGCAGAAATACATGAACCAGCGCCGCATGGAGTTTATAATCTGCCGCATCACTTTTTTGAGTTTAGAAAGGATGATGAATAATGGGCGTAGCGGCAACAATAGGCGCCACTCTTTTGGGTGGCTTTATTTCGGGCAGAGCGCAGCAGCAGCAATATAACGCTGCCGCTCAACAGGCAGAGGTAAATGCTCAGATAGCGAATCAGAACGCAGATAAACTGCAGGCACAGGCCGAAGAACAGTCTAAGTCAAATACTATCAACGAAGAAAACAAACGCCGGCGTATGAACGCTATGTTAAGCCAGCAGAGGGCTAATATAGGTGCTTCCGGTATAACAGCTTCAGGCAGTGCGGCAAACGCTTTAGCTGACAGTGCGTATAATATGGAAACAGAGCTTGCTATTGAACGCTATAATTCAAGGCAAGGCGTTGAGAATATTTTTCAGCAGTCTACTGACCTTGTTAATCAACGTGATATCTATAATCAAAATGCACGCAATTACCGTAAAGCCGGTAAGCGTGCACTTATGAATAATATGCTTATGAGTGGGTTATCCCTTGCAGGTAGTTTATACAGTCCTAAGAGCGCAGGAAAGCAAGGTGCTTCCTCCAGTTCTTCAACTCCTAGTGTAACAACAGGTGCTACATATCAATTCAACAGTAGTGGAACTGGCTATAGACAAGGCAATTACAGTTATTTCCCGATGAAGCCGAAAACTTACTTCTAAAGTGAGTTGATAAAGAGAGCATAGTTAAGTAATACGGACTGTACTTGCATTAATACGGACTGTGCTTGCATTAGGACGGAATGTATTATATAATAAACGAAAAGAGATAGTTTGATATTGGCGTGTCAGCTCTCTCCTGAATAAGTTAAAACTTGAAAAGAGATAGTTTAACGTGTGGTAGCGTTAGCTCATCTCGTAACAAGAATGTGATTGAAAACAAGCCCGCGACCTTACGTTGGGCTTATTTTCTTGCTATTTTACGGCAAGAATAATGGTAGCCACGAGAATACCAAACGCTATCATTAGGGATAATGCTTGATATATGCTCATAGGATCACCACCAATCAGTTACGGACTGATAAGCCAACATAGTTAAACTATCTCGGACATCATTATAACACACCTTTAAGCGCTTAACAATTTGTTAAAGCGCTTTTTCTATACCCAAAAGGAGGCTAGAATATGGCAATCGACATTTTCCAAGTAGGGGCGCAGTTAGGAGCGCCGGCAAGTAAAGTATCTAATGTTCGCTATGATAACAGTGGGCAGCAGGCTGTTGCAAGAGAATCATCCCAGACCGGTAGAATTATTCAGGCCGGTGTTGAGCATGTAAGAGAGCAGATCATAAGAACCGACGTTCTGCAGGCTAATAATGAGTATGTAAAACGTACTAACGATCTAAGAATGCAGTTGATGCAGAAAAAAGAAAAAGGTGCTCTTGACATTGTCGGTGAGTATGAAGCTGGTGAAAGAAAGATCCGCAGCGAACTTATGGCTCAAAGTCCTCAAAGCGTAAAGTACGGCAAAGGTGCTATGTTATTTGATTACAGCACCCAGCAAACTGATAATGCTAATCGCAGGGTTTTGGGGCAATACAGAGCGCAGCAGTTTGAAGCCTGGCAGAATACTACTTTTGCTAATTCTATAAATAGTTCTGTTCAAAAGGCTGTTTTATCTCCTAATGACCCTGCAGTTATAGCCGATGTACAAAAAGAAATTGATTACGCCATAAATTCCAGATATGGAACATATGGAAGAGAAAGGCTTGATTTAGAGTATAGAAAATGGACTGGAGTATTAGGTCAGGCGTTGATAGACAGAAGTTATGCTAATGGCGATATAAATACGGCCGAAGCTTATGTTGAAAAATATGGTCCTTATATGGATCCGGGCGTAACGAGTGCCTATGCTAAAAATGTTTATGCTCGCAAACAAGAAGAACGGCTGTTTAACATGGGACAGAACCTTTATGCTACTTTTGGTGAGGATGAAGGCGCTGCACGTGATTATATCTTTGGCGATAATTTTAAAACAGAGGTTGATGGTAAGGCGATTGTAAAAGCAGCTAGTGCAGATATAGGTAATAATTATGGTGAGAATACTTGCACTATTAGTATCAATAGATGGTTGAGATCTGCTGGAGCTAAAGAAGGAAATACGTGGGCGCCAACCAATATGGAAGATGCAAAGGACAATGGAGTATTTTTTACCCAACGGAATCAGCTTCGAAATGGTGATATTGTTTATTGGGATTGGGAAGATAATGACGACAGCGATCATGTAGGGGTTTATGATGCTTCTACAGGAAAAGTAATTCAAAGCGGTACGCATGGAGTTGCTGCTTTGGATTTAGATCATTATAAAGTTTTAGGTTTTGCTCATCCTATAAGCGATGCGCCTACGTTGGAAGATAGGCAGAAGGCCTGGAACAATTATGTGCAACAGAAAAATATTAATGATGCCATTAAAGCTAATCAGCAAAATATGATCATAAAAAATATAGAACAAAGATTATGGGACAATTTTAAAACAGGTATTATTGATTCGCAGGATATGAGAAATATGGTTTTTAGTGCTTCTGGTGGAGATGCAGATGTAGAACGGACGCTATTAAAATTCGGTGATGATTTAATAGGCATTCAGACAAAAGCTGCCGCTGCGGTATCTAATAGTGGCATTTATAAATCAATCAAGGATGCAATTACGAATAGCACTGTAACACCAGCCGAAGCAGTATCATTAATCAACCAAAACGCAACAGTCTTGGGTGAAGCAGATAGAAGCAGGTTATTGGCTTTTGCTAGAAATCAAGATCCAAGAAATAAGGATGTTGATAAACGTTTAGCTATTATAATTGATGAAACTATTGATGATAAAGTGGAACGCGGAGATTTGCAGGCTTTTCTGGATAATGCATTGCAAGATATTACTGACCCTGATGCAAGATTTGCGACAGGGAACGAAGTTCTAAAAGAGGCGTTTAAAAATCGTGCTATTTATAAAAGCTTTAACAGTAAGCAACTTGAATGGGGCTCTTTAAAGAGTAGCCTTTCACCTAATCTTTCCCCTTATATAGATATTTATCAAAAACGTAACGGCAATAATATTGATTTGGGAAGTGCAAAAACATTTTTTGGAGCTATAAACCCTAATGATTTATATCAAGTATCGGCATTGAAAAAAGTTGCAGAAGAAAATAGGCCTATGGATATCCAGGAGCTCAATAAGCAGATTGCTGCTATAGCTTTGAGCAATGGTATAGATGCAGCTCCGCATTTACTGGAGATGCCACAGCAGAATGAAACCGCAGTACAGCAAAATGAAAGTGCTCCCTGGTTCAGTGATTGGGGAGCCAGTGAGCGTACTGGTTTAGCGGCAATGAATTTCAGTGATGCTATTGAATCTATCAAACAACGTCACTTAGCGGCATTAAGAGGAGAAATTAACGAGGAGTGGTAATATGGCAAGGTCTGTATTGTACGATGTAGCAGCGGCAGGAAAGTTTATACCAGACGATTTAAAGACTAAAGCATTACAAGGTGCTAATGCAAATAATATATCGCTTCAAATGGCAGCTCGTAATCCTGATTATTATTTACCTAAAAACTTTGATTATGACTGGAATAAATATGAGAAGATCGCACCAAGAACAGCAGAGGCGTTAAAAGACCCTGTGCTTATGAGCATTGCCGGTACTAAAGCTGCAGAATTTTGGGGCGAGCAAGAAAATAACTGGAAAAGTATTACAGCGCTGAAAAATGGTTTTAAGAATGTTGCTCGCAGCGGTTATGGTGCAGTTGCACTGCTTGCTGATTTGGGTGCAGATAAAAAAGATGTTGACTTGACAACGGAATCCAAGGTTTTTAGCGCAGATACAATAGGACGGCTTTTGTATGCTGTCGGTGGAGATAAGCTAAAAACTATTGGTACTGAAGCTAAACGCATTGGTGGCAGTGAAATATTTAAGCCGGAAGAAGTAAAGGCTGAAACTGCGGCAGGCCAGTTTTATTATGACTTACTGCAGAATGCACCACAATTAGCGGCCCAGGTCGGCGTTGCAATCAGTACAGGCGGCTGGAGTGCTGCTGCTTTTATGGGCAGTCAGATTGCAGGCGGCCAATATTTAGATCTTACTGAAGCTGGGGTATCTAATGACAGAGCCAGAGCTGCGGCGTCTTTAAACGCTGTTGCACAGTCTGCTCTTGAAAAAGTGGGCTTGGGCAAAGTCATGGGAGCAGGAGCAAGAGCCGCTAAAATCGCAACTATGGGCGGTAAGGCCAAAGAAGTTTTTAAAACTGCATTGACAGAAGGCATTACTGAATGGATTCAGGAATACCCGGATGCTGCTGCTGAAATATGGGCTAAAAATGCGAATCTTTCCACTCAAGAGCAAATACTTAAATTTTATCAGGAATTTGGAGAAATCACTAAAAGAGGCGCTTATTCCGGTGCTATTGGTGCGGTGTTTGGTGGTCTTGGAGGTTCGGTAAGCATTGCCGTAGACCGTAATGCAAATAGAGTTATGCAGGAGCAGGCTGTACGTACTGCGGAAACGATGAAAAACAGTAAGGACGTAGATATTACCGCCAGCAAACTAGTACTGAACCAAACGACAGAAGAAAAGGCTTATGTAGATGCTGAAACCCTTTTTACATATGCGCAGGCAAATCCTAACCTGGATGTAAAAGATACCTTTGGTATAGAGGTTTCTGAACTGCAGGCGGCTGCTGTTCGTGGTGAGGATATTGAAATGCCAATGGGTATGTATTGTGCGGCAGAGGCTCAAAATCCTGGCTTTTTCCATGCTGTAAGCAATAACGTAGCTTTTGAACAGGGCGGTTATACAGAAGAACGTGCCAGAAATAAAAAAGCTCTCCAAAGCGCTTATAAAAAAGCGTTGGAGAACGACGAGGAATTTAGAACTGCAGTTGATACTTTTAGAAATGAATTGACCGAAGCGGGACTAAATCAAAAGGAAACAGGTGACGTCCTGGCTATTTTAACCAGCCGTGCTATGATTGCTAATCCTGATGACCCTATGCAGTATTTCAGAGATAACCCTTTAAGCTTCAAACGAGTTGTCAGCACTCCTAATGGCCGGTATATGCAAACTAAAAGTGCTAACGAAAAATTGCTTGAGGATGAAAATAACTTTTCTGGTATCGTAGATGAATATAAAGCCGGTACGTTGAACGAAACGAAACCATATAAGGTAATGACTACGCCGCTTGCGATAAACCTTGCAGGCGGTAAAATTTTGCCTGTAACTATTGACGGTGGCAGGATCAACCATATTTTTGAAAAACACTTTGATGGTATGACACCGGACCTTTTGAAACAATTACCACGGGCATTTGCTGATCCTATAATGGTATTAGATTCTTATTCAGGGCGGAAGGTGGTAGTGCTGGATTTGAAAGATGCGCAAGGCTCTACTATCATTGTTCCACTTGATCTTGATGTAAGCCGTGACCGTTATAAAGTAAATGCCATTAACAGCGCTTATGGTAAAGGCGGTGCTAATGGCACAAATTATAATTGGTTTATTGAGCATAATATCAAAAAAGGCAGAGTTGCATATGTAAACAAAGAAAAAACCGCCAAGTGGTTACAGTCTGATAGCAGCGATTCCGCTATCAAAGGCACCGACCTTGACGGTTTTCTTAATAATAGTATACCAGATGAAAATGCACTCCGCAAGAGACGAGAAGAAATGCAGGGATACTACCAGGCCGAAGGGAAAACTAAAGGCGCTATCACCTGGGACGAAGAAGGCAAAGCAATTATCAGCCTGTTTGAAGGTGCTGATATGAGCACTGTTATTCATGAAGCTGTCGGACATTACTTTATTGAGAATCTCATGCGTGAAGGGGCTCTCCCTAATGCTACAGAGCAGATGAAAAAAGACCGTCAGACTATGCTTGATTATGCAGGTGTAACTAAAGACTGGGATAGCTTGTCGCAGGAAGAAAAAACAGCAGCACATGAACGCTGGGCAGAGGCCGCAGAAACTTATATGCTTGAAGGCAAGGCACCTTCAAAAGAGCTGCAGCCGGTATTTAACAGGTTCAAAAAATGGCTGCTTGCTGTTTATAACGCCGTTTTTTCGGATAAGCGCAGTAAAAATGCTGTTCCAATCAACGATGAAGTAAGGCAGGTTTTTGGCAGGATGCTGGCCAGTGAAGAGCAAATATCAGAAATGGAGCGTATTGACGGTTATTTTTCTGCTTTGCCAGATGTTGTATTAGATGCACTTTCAGAACCACGTAAGCAAATGCTGCGTAATTTTGCTGCTAAAGCTCACGATAAGGCAGTACAGTTATTAACAAAAGAAAGCCTTGTTAATTTCAATCAGGAGCGTAAAGACCGAATTCAAAAATATCGTGAAGATGTAGAGCCGCAGGTTAAAGAAGCGATTGCAAAACAGCCGTTATATATGGCTTCGGAGCAGATACTTGATATTGTATCTGATTTAAAAACGGCTAAGGGCATAGCTAACAGATATTTAGAAGGTAATTTTGATGAAAGTAAAATGGCAACTTTTGATATGATAGCTGAAGCTAATGGTTTTACTTCCGGTGACGAGCTGGCTAAAACGATTATGTCAGAACCATCTTTTAATGGTGCGGTTAACAGACATATTGATGAAATGGTGCAAGACGCCTTCCCTGATATTTACAAAGAGAGAGGGCTTGCTGAAGAAGCTGCACGTGATGCTATGTATAATGACGAGAGCGGTCTTTTGATAAATACAGAAGCACAGCTTATTGAGGATAAAGCACAAGGCTTGTTAAAGGGTCAGCGTGATGCTGAAACTCTTAGAAAACTTGCTGTTGCACGCAGGCAAACAGCTAAAATCCAGGCACAGATGGACCTGCAGAACAGAGTGAAATTAAAGGATGCTTTGAATACCCAAAAGTATATTACTGCCGAAAGAAACGCTGCGGCTAAAGCTGCTGTGGCATTGGAAAATGATGATTATTCTGCGGCGGTCCGATATAAAAACGTCCAGGCGTTTAATCATGCTTGTGTAGTTGAAAGCGTAAGACTGCGTAATCAGTATGCTAAGTGGCAGAATTATTTCAGGAAGCAGGCTAAAGCTAAAAGGGAAACGTGGGGTAATGAAAGAAACTTTATTCAAGCAGCAGCAATTATGGAAAGGTTCGGTTATAAGCGTAAAGATTATTCTGATTTTGAAAAGACAGAAACTTTATCAGACTATCTGAATGATATGGATGATCTTTATGACAATGTTGCAGTTGCTGATTGGATAATGGATGAGGATGTTAGCATTACAAATCCTCGTGAACGTATGACGGCAAGCCAGCTTGAAGATATAGTAAATGCGCTTAAAAATATCAAAGCGATCGCTAAACAGGAAATGAGTATCAATGCTTTACAGAAAGGTGCTACCTATGCTGAATTTAAAGCTGAAGCACAGGAAACACTTAATAAGCTGAAAACTATCTGGAAACCGCAGGTTGGCGTTGCACAGCAGCCTACAGTAATGGAGAAGCTAAAAGCATCTTTACGCAGTACGGACAATCTTTTTGAAATGATGGACGACTGGCAGTATGGATTTTTCAGCAAACATTTTGGCGCAGCTATCCGAGAAGCAGCCGATAATGAAACAAGAAAAATTTTAGAATATGAGGAAAAAACAGCGCAGGCTTACAGGGAATGGCTGCCGGATAAAGCTGCAGAAAAGGCGGCCGATTATCAGGAAAAATATGACGAGCTAGGTACTTCTGTAGATAAGCACGTTTTATTAAAAATGCTTATGAATTTAGGCAACGAGAGCAGTGCCAGAGTATTGTGCAGCACTAGACCGGTAGGTTTTGAAAATTCTGCTTTGTGGGTAGATGGCGATATCGTACAGACTAAAATCAATTTGATTGACTTCTTAGGGCGTAATCTTACTGAAGCGGATATAAAATATGCACAGGATAAGATAGACATTGCAGAGATGTACTGGTCTGAAATGGAAGCTCTTGAAACTCGTTGGACAGGTTTTAGTCCTAAGAAAGTAGAAGCGTTGCCTGTAGAGCTGACGTTATCAGACGGCAAGACTGTTGTTATGCGTGGCGGTTATTTCCCGCTGATGCGTGACGGTGATACTGGTTCTAAACACGCTGGGCAAGAAGTTATTTCTGATACTGACCCCAGACAAGGCCGCAATATTAGAACAATGAGCACCAGACGAGGCCATTTAAAAGAACGTGTTAAGGCTAAATATCCTGTTAATCTAAAACGTGGAGCAGAGTTTAATGTTGCTATGGATGCGATACATGATCTGTGTTTCCGTGAGGTTATGGGCGATTTCCGCAAAATTATGAACGATCAGGAAATGTATACTCTGATTAAAGAAAAATTAGGCCTGGCCGATTTCTCCGCCTTTAAAGAATATCTTGAACGTGCGGCAAATCCTCAAGGTACTAACAGCGGTTCTGTTGGTGAAAGCTGGATGGGCAGTGTTGCTAACTGGCTTAGGGCTCGTACTGTAAATGCTGCTATTATGCTTAATCTTAAAACTGCCGTTCAGAACTTGGGTAATCCCTTGCTTTATGGTAATGCTGTAGATGGTTTTGGATATAGTGATGTCGTTGCCGCTGTGAGCAATTACAGTATGAATATACAGCTTGCAGAGGGCTATAAATCGGCTAAGGAATTTGTTTACAGTAAATCCCCTTGGATGAAAGAAAGGTCTGTGCTTCCTGATATTTCCCTGCGGGATATGAAAGAAATGGAAAGCCTGAATCCTATAGAAAAGAAAGCTGTTGAATTTGGCACAAGATTGCTGGTTGCTACTGATAATCTTTCTGCTATTCCAGTATGGATGCAGGCGTATGGCAAGAAAATCAGGGCTGGTGCAGGCGAAGCAGAAGCTGTGGACTTTGCCAATACGGTTATTAGACGTACACTTGGCAGCAGCAGAGTTACGGAGGTTGCACCGCTTTTGCGTGGCGGACCTATGCTTAAACTGTTTACTACCTTCCAAGGCTTCTTCAATACACAATATAATCAGTGGGCCAGAGAGTACAATATCTTCTTAAAAGAAAAAGACATAATGCGTCTTACTTCGTTTGTGGGAGCTAAGTTTGTAATGTTTGCTTTTATAAACTTGATGTTGTCGGCCGAAGATCCATTTGAAGAAGATAAGGATGAATATCAAAAGATATCAAAAGAACTGCTTACTTACCCTATGAGTTTAGCCGGACCGGTTGGACAGGTTGGTAATGCTATCTGGAGCAGGGCTTTAGGCATGCAGACTTACGGGTATAGAATGACTGCAGTACAAGGCACGATAGAGCAAATGGAACGTGCTGCCGGTAAGGTACAAAAGGTTTACCAGGGCAAAGCAGATTATGACGAATTGGTTGAGCCTACTGCAACATTTGTTGGAACAGCATTAGGCGTGCCTGCACAGTTAAACAAATTATTCTTTAACGGATATGATATCTTGTTCAACGGTATGGAGCCGGAAGTTGGCGACATCTTTAGACGTCGACCGAAAAAAGAACGGTAAAATAAAAATACCCCCTCAAATTTGAGGGGGTTATATTTTCGCTTCTTTGTCATTAGAAGCTTCAAAATATTTAAAATCATCATCTAAAAAGGCTTTGTATAAATTTCTATCCCAAGATTCAACTAATAGGTCAAATGGCGAACTGCCAAAGTTTTTGGTTATTACTGGTGGTCTTGAGATAAACATAATTGAAAAATGAGTATTATTTATATCCAAAGAAAAAGTTTTAAGGAATTGGTTTGAGGTATTTTGACCTTTTCCATATATTTTGCTGATTTCTTTTTTTATTTTTTCAAATTTTTCTAATCCATCTTTTTCGTCTTTTACATCCAATCTGGCTGTTATCTTATACAATTTATTATCCAAAAAAGAGAGCTCTAATAAAGGCGCATCGTATATCAACGGTATATTATAATAAGAATTTGCATTTGTTTGAAACAAATAACTTTTATGTTTTGGAGATTTTATAAGACTGTTGGGATATTCATCATAATATATTAGGGTGGGTAAAGTTTTAATTTTTTCTAATGAATCACCAAAATTTAAGCTTTCAAACTTAGATGTGCTATATGGATCAACAACAAGAGTCGAGGGAGTGTGTATATTACTCTGAGGTATAGTATTATTTTGTTTTTTTTCAGTGGTGCATCCAAAGATAAATATGG